ACCACCGCCGCCTGAAGGCGAAGATCACGTCCGAGCAGCCGATCCGGTACCGGCAGAAGGATCTCACGCGAACTTGCGAGGGGTTCGAGGCGCTGCGGCAGGCGATTGTGCAGAACGACGTGACGATTGACGGTTCCCCGTCGATGCTCGCTCACTTCCTCAATGGCCGGCGTGACCCGCGGCGTGCGGGATTCATTGTGAAGAAGCCTGACGACGATCAGGACTACGCGAAGGTCGACCTCGTTTGGGGTTCGATGTTCGCTTTTATCGCCGGTCTCGAAGCTATTGGCAAGGGTGTGCTGCTCAGTCGAAGGACTAAGCCGCGTCGACTGTACTAAGAGGGGGTGCGTATGCCTGCGACCGCAGATGAATGGCTCCCGATTCTCATGAAGCGGCTTGACGACCGGGCTCCGCGTGTTCGTGAACTGCGCTCATACGTCAACGGGCATGCTCCGTTGCCGGAGATGGGCGACAACACTCGCGAAGCGTGGACCAAGTTCCAGGCAAAGTCTCGAACCAACTGGGGCGAGCTCGTCGTGGAGGCCCTCGCGGAACGGTGCGTGTTCGCGGGTGTGACGGTTGGTGAAGAACTGTCCGAGGATGCGACGGCGCGTGAGATCGCCCGGCGTAACCGGCTAGTGATTCAGATCGGCGACCTCGCCCGGGAGATGTTCACAACGTCGATCGGTTACATGATCGTTGGCCGCGACTCGTTCGGTCGGGCGGTGATTACGGCAGAGTCTCCTGACTATGTCTACGCCGCGGTCGATCCTCTGCTTCCGTGGCGTGCGCGCGCGGCGGTGAAGGTATGGCGCGACCAGGACGAGGGTCAGGACTACGCATACGTGTGGGTTCCCGGCATCCGTAAGAAGTACAGCCGACCGATCTTCAATGACGAGAACAAGCCGATCCTGCTTGCAGATTCGGGTGATTGGGCTCCTGTGGCCGATGGCGAAGAAACGCACCAGGGCGATGTCCCGGTGTACGTCTTCGAGAATCACGGTGGAACAGGGGAGTTTGAGACTCACACGGATCTGCTGGACCGGATCAACATGGGTCTGCTTCAGCGGATCGTGACTGTGGCGATGCAGGCGTTCAAGCAGCGCGCGCTGAAGGGCGGGCTCCCTTCGTCGGAGGACGGCGACGACACCGACTGGGCGAAGGTCTTCGAGCCGGCGCCCGGCGCGCTCTGGGATCTGCCCGAGGGCATCGAAATCTGGGAGTCGCAGGACTCGGCGCAGGGCATCCTTGCGATGCTTCAGGCGTCAAAAGATGACATTCGTGACTTCGCCGCCGCTACCCGCACGCCGATCAGCACACTGCTGCCGGATGCGTCGAACCAGTCCGCCGAGGGTGCCGCCTTTGCGCGTGAGGGCCTGGTGTTCAAGGCCAAGGATCGCATCGAGCGGTTGAAGGTGGGCATGAATGAGGTTATGGCCGCTGCGCTGAAGATCGAGACTTCCGGATTCGACCAGACTGTCGAGGTTTCGTTCGCGCCGCCTGAGAACGTGTCGCAGACGGAGAAGTCGGCTGCCGCTGTGCAGGCAATGGCGGCTGGGATTCCGTGGCGTAGCCGCATGACGGACATCTACGGGTATTCGGCTGATGCTGTCGACCGGATGGAACTCGAGCTCGCACAGGAAGCGTTGATCGGGGGCCTTGATGGATCAGCGAACAGCAGCACAGGTGGTGGCGGCGCAGCGGTCGTACGACCGGTTGACGGCGCAGGCCAGAACCCGGACGCTAACCCAGCTCAGGCAGGCGTGGCTTAGCCTCGGCCAGTACCGCGACGCGGACATCGAGAAGTGGCTCAACCGCGTGGTACCGCTGGTTATGGCGGGCGAGTGGACTATCGCTCAACTGACGGCGGCGTATCTCGCAAGGGTGGTCGGGCTCGCGAACGGCGATCGGATCACCGCAGAGCCGGTGAAGCGCGCCGACGTGACGGGTGAACGTCTCCGTGGCGTAGATCCACTCGAGGTGTATCGCCGGCCCGCTGTGACTCTGTACTCGTCGCTTGCGGCTGGGTTGTCGTTCCGTGAGTCGGTGAACCGTGGCCTCACGAGGGCGCTCGACATCGCACAGATCGACATGCAGTTGGCTCGCACGCATACGGTGGCGTCGTCCACTCGGATCTCAAGCTACAGGCGCACGCTCTCCGGGTTGGAGAACTGCGAACTGTGCTCGATCGCATCAACGCACCGGTACTACAGGGGCGATCTGATGCCCATACATGGACGTTGCGACTGCGGCGTGGTACCCGTTTTCGCGGGCGAGGCCAGACCGGAACCGCTTGACGGGGTGACCGTTCGCCAGCACGGCGAGCTCGGCCCCGTCCTCACCGTCACAGGGTCGAAATTCACCGGCCCTGACGACCTCTGAACCTCCCACAACCGTGGGACCAGCCCTGCCGCAACGGTGGGGCTTTTTCTATTGACACCCGAAACGGGGATCTGATGACTGACACCACTGACCCGACCCCTGACGCGACTGTGGACGCAACGCCCACGGACTCGGCACCGGTCGACGCACCAGCACCCGAAACTGCCTCCGAAGTGGAGAAGTGGAAGGCGCTGGCCCGCAAGAACGAGGCCCGCGCGAAAGAGAACGCTGACAAGGCTCAGCGTCTGGACGCGCTCGAAGAGGCAAGCAAGACAGAGCAGCAGAAGCTCGCGGATGCCGCAGACCTGGCACGGAAGGAAGCAGCCGAAACGGCTGTGGAACTCGCCAAGCTCCGCGCCGCAGTGAAGCACGGCCTGTCTGATGACGACCTCGACCTTCTCGGCACCGGAACCGTGGAAGAGATCGAAGCGCGCGCAGAACGCCTCGCAGCACGGCTCAAGGGCGCCGCTGTCCCAACACCCTCCGCGCCCTCATCTGAGGGTCAGGGGCGTCAGGGCCAGCCCGTCTCAGCAGGTGTCAAGCAGCTCACTCGTGAAGACATCAAGCGGATGACGCCGCAGCAGATCGTCGCAGCCCAGGATGCTGGGCAGTTCGACGATCTCCTCGGGGTGAAGTCCCACTAGTCCCTGAAGGGGAATCGAAATGGCAGTTACCAACTTCGTGCCCGACATTTGGTCGGCACGCATCCTCCAGAACCTCTCTCGCAACTCGGTCGCTGCGGCGATCGTGAACCGCGACTACGAGGGCGACATCGAGCGCGCCGGCGATTCGGTGAAGATCACCAACTTCGTCGACCCGACGATCGGTTCGTACACGAAGCACACCGACATCACGTTTGAGGACGTCGATGACGCGACCCAGTCGCTTCTCATCGACCAGCAGAAGTACTTCGCGTTCGAGGTCGACGACATTGAGAAGGCGCAGTCGGTCAACGGCGGCGCTGTGCTCAACACGGCGATCACGCGCGCTTCGTACGGTCTGAAGAACACGCTCGACTCGTTCGTGCTGACCACGATGGCGGCTGGTGCGTCGGCTTCGGCTCCGGACCACCTCGTCGCGGAGGCGACGATCTCGACGGCCGCTGGCGCGTATGACGCGATGGTGGCGTGGTCGGTCCTTCTCGACCAGGCTGACGTCCCGGAGGAGGAGCGCTTCGCTGTCGTCTCGCCCGCGTTCTACGGTCTCATCCTGAAGGACACGCGCTTCATCGCCGCGGGTGACTCCGCTGGCGCGGTGGCCCGCGCGAACGGTCGCGTCGGTCAGGCTGCGGGCTTCGAGATCCACAAGTCGAACAACCTGCCTGCCGGCCCCGGTGCGGGTGCGGGTACTTCGATGATCGCTGGTTCGCGCATCGCCACGACCCTCGCTGAGCAGATCCTGTCGACCGAGGCCGTGCGCCTCGAGAAGCGGTTCGCGGACGGCGTGAAGGGCCTTCACGTCTACGGCGCGAAGGTCACGCGCGCAACGGGTCTCGTCGTCGCTGACGTCATCGTCTCCTAATGGAGAAGCGTCGATTCATCGGCCCGAATGGGGCGGTGTTCGTTCCAAGGGTCGATGAGTCGACGATCGCGCAGAAGGTGGAGGCGGGGGAGTGGCGCGAGCTGCCCTCCGCCTCTGCCCCGGCGCCGCGTCGGCGGAAGAAGGTGAGTGATGGCAGTTGACCAGTTGGCTTCGGCTACGGATGTGGCGACGGTGCTGGGGCGCGATCTCACTGCCGAGGAGACGGCGCGGGTAGAGCCGATCCTGGATAAGGCGTCGGAGTTGTTTCGTCGCGAGTCTGGGCAACAGTTCACCGCTGGCACGTCGGACAACCGTCTGCGTGTGCGTCACGGTTCGGATGTGTTTCTGCCGCAGCGCCCTGTCGTGTCGGTGGAGTCGGTCACGGACGACGACGGAAATGACGTCGCGTACACGTCGCGCGGTCAAGTTGTCCGCCTGACGTCTGTTTCGACCCTGTCCTATGTGCTCGTCGAGTACACGCATGGCGGGGACGTTCCTGACCTCGTCAGGCTGGCGGTTGCGGAGATCGCCGCGGTTGTTCTTCGGGTCGACTCGGAGGCACTGGCTGGTAAGTCGCAGACGCAGGAGACGACGGGTCCGTTCTCGCGGCAGTCGTCGTACGCATCATGGGCGATCGGTGGCGCAACCCGCCTTTCACCCGAAGATGTGGCGTTGGCTCGTTCGTTCCGTAACCCGTGGCGGCAGATTGTCTCGATGGGGGCGTAATGGACTCCATCAGCATCACTGTTCCCGGGCCTCTAGGGGAGCCGGATGAGCAGGGCAACCCGACGCCGGGAACGCCTGTGACGACCACCTCCGATGGGTGGTTCGTGGCGGGCAACAACGGCGGCGCCGAGGAAGCGACGGACTACGGCACCGCTGATGTCCCGCGTATCACGATCTACAACCGTTCCGAGGTGACCATCCCCGCTGACGCGCAAATCACGATCCGTGGGCGCGTGTGGAAGGTTGCGGGTGTTGTTGAGCCGTGGCGGTCCCCGTGGGGCACCGACCTGGGCGGAACCGCTGTGACGTTGGAGAGGGCCGGCTGATGGCACGTATCAAACGGCTCCGGTCGATCGGTGACATTCTCACGTCTTCGGAGATGGTCAACATTCTTGATGGCATCACGGGGTCGATCGCGGCGAACGTATCGGACCCGAACCCAGCCGTGCGGGCAACCCTGCGGACGAACATTTTCATGTCGCGTGGTGGGCGTGCGGCGGATCGTGCCGTGGGTCAGGTCGGTATTGCCCCGTGGTTGCGGGGTGTTGAGGCGGCGCGTGGCCCTCTGGCTCGAGCGGTGGGGGAGTCGCGTGGTTCGTAGAATCCTGTTCCCCATTACGACGGGTCGGATCGTGTCGGGTTTGGCGACGGGCCTGTTGGCTCGTGCGGAGTCGTACACGGACAACGTTCTGGTGCAACCGAAACTGCCTGCCACGAAGCAGTTGCGGATGGTGACTGTCCGGGATGACGGTGGCCCGCAGGATGACATGTTGCAGCGTCACGGGTACGGGTTCAACGTGTGGGCTGAGTCGTCCGTGATCGCGGAGAAGATCGCCCGCATGTGCATGGGCCTCCTGCCCACGTTGGCGGATGGTGCCCCGATCGTGCGGGTGTCGAACCTGTCTGGTCCGTTCGAGATCGTCGACGAAGCCACCGACCGTGTGGTTGTCGGCGGTACCACCCTTTCGCATTACTACTTCTCAGCTCAGGTCGCGTCCCGTGGGGGCGACCTGTAGCAACTCACTTCCGGTTCTCCCACCGGTCCCCCGAGGCTCCCACGCCTCACTAATCCCGTAAGGAGAAACGCAATGGCACAGACCGCTAGCGAAGTGCGCGTGGGTGTTGACGGTGTGGTGTCGTCTGCCCCGCTCGCTACAGCAGCCCCGACCGCTGTGGATTCGGCACTCAATGTCGCGTTCAACGATCTCGGCTACGTGTCCGAGGACGGCGTGACCGAGTCGAACACGGTTTCGACGGAGAAGGTTCGGGCTTGGCAGGGTAACGCTGTGGTCCGAACCCTCATCACTGAGGGTGAGACGACTTACTCGTTCACTCTGCTTCAGACGAACGCCGAGACTCTTGCCGAGTATTACGGCCTTGAGACTGCGGATATCAACACGACGGAGGGTTCGTTCGTGTCGTCCGCGACCGTCGACCGTCCCCGTCGCGCGTACGTCATCGATGTGATCGACGGCGACGAGCTGATCCGCAAGTTCATTCCGGATGGCCAGGTCACCGAGGTTGGTGACCAGGTGTTCCAGAACGGTGCCCCGATTGGTTACGAGGTCACCATCACGGCGTACGACAACGCGACCCTGGGCGGTTCCGTGAAGCACTTCTTCACCGCCCTGGTTGCGCCGTAACACAAGCCGGGGTCGTCGGTTGGGAGAGCCGGCGACCCCTTCAATCTCCCATTCTCCCCATCTGAAAGGAATCTCCCGTGCTGGAACTGTCTGCCGATGATGATGTCTTCACGTTCACTCACAGTGGCGTTGAGTATGAGATGCCGATGGTCACGATCGACGATGTGGAAGCTCTCTCCGAGTTCCTGGTGAAGCCGCACGCCGTGATGGCGAAGGAGTCTCGCGACTTCCTGGTGACCAAGGTGTGCATGGAACACCCCGACACCGCAGATCTCATCGGTCGCATCGGGCTGAAGAACTACTTCAAGATTTTCCGGGCATGGTCGGGGATGAGCCTGGGGGAATCGCAGCCCTCGGACGAATCCTGACGAAGCATCGTTCCGAGGTCGCGTATGACCTTCGGGCGCTCTGCGGCGTCGGGCTGTGGTCTGTGTCGGTCCGGGAACTGTGGCTTCTCGTGCAAGGTCTCCTGCGGGATACCCGGTCGTGGCTGTTCGCTGCGATCAACGAGTGGGAGTACCCGGTTTCGCGTGAGTGGCTGTTGGCCGCTGACCAGTTCGACGTCTTCGCTCGAGCCAACACCCCGAAGAAGTATCAGCGGCAGTTGAAGCCGCATCCCCGCCCGTTCTCCACCTCCAATGAGAGGCGGTATGGCGGGCGGAAGAAGAACAAGCGGCGCACCCCGGAAGAGGTGAAGGCGCTGTTCGGTCGCACCTGAATATGTGGGGGGTCTCGTGGCTAGTGACGCGTTCTACGAGGCTTACGTTGAGGTGGTTCCGACCGCGAAGGGGTTTGAGCGGTCGCTGAATAAGCAGCTCGCCGGCCCGTCCGCTGGTGCGGGTGCTGCTGCGGGTGGTGCCGCTGGTGGCGGGTTCGTTGCCGGGTTCGGGAAGGCTATCCCGATCCTTGGTGGCATCCTCGCCGCAGCCGGCATCGGAGACATGATCGGCAAGGCGATTGAGGACGCCGGGACGTACCAGCAGGCGCAGGGTGCGGTCGAGCAGGTCTTTGGTCAACTCGGTGCGGACGCTATCAAGGCGTTCGCCGAGGGTGGCGCGGACTCTGTCGGACAGTCGATGAACGACATACTTCAGTCGTCGTCCCTGATCGGCATTTTTGGTAAGGCTGCGGGTCTAGCCGACGGCGACCTGGTCGACTTCTCCGAGACGCTTATCACGCTTGGTGCTGATCTGTCGGCGTTCGCTAACACGTCGCCTGAGCAGGCTGTGGAGGCTCTGACGGCGGGCCTGCGGGGCGAGTCTGAACCGCTGCGCCAGTACGGCGTCCTCCTCGACGACGCGACGCTCAAGGCGCGCGCAATGGAGATGGGGATCTACGACGGCAACGGGCCGTTGACGCAGCAGCAGCGCATCCTTGCCGCGTACAGCGAGATCCTGGCCCAGACGACCGATCAGCAGGGGCAGTTCGCTGAGGAGTCGGATACTCTCGCCGGCCGTCAGGCGACGCTCGGTGCGGAGTGGGAGAACCTGTCCACGAAGATCGGCACGGCGTTCCTGCCTATCGCTGAGGACGTTGTCGACGTGGTGCAGGACGAGCTTCTGCCGGCGTTCGAGGACTTCGTGGCGTGGCTGCAAACCCCAGAGGGTAAGGAAGCGATCGAGAACTTCTCGGGCGCCATCCGCGAGATCGGTAACTTCATCCGGGACGCGGCGAAAGCGTTCATGGACAACTACGGCGTCATCGAGGGCTTTGTCGGGTTGATAAATGGGCTTTCCTTTGAGGAGCTCAAGACTAAGTTGCTCGAGCTTCCCGGGTTCTGGGGGATGGTGTTCCGGGCCGCGAGCGACACCGCGACCGGGGTGTGGAACGCGGTGAACAACATGATCCTTGGAGTTCGGCACTTCGCACTCGACGTGCAGAAGAACATCCTGCTCGCGGTGAACTGGTTCCAGCAGCTTCCCGGACGCGTCGGCGCCGCGATGTCGAGCGCTGGGTCGTGGCTGTACAACGCGGGCCGTCAGGTCATCGAGGGGTTCGTGGGCGGCATCACCTCAATGGTGGGTCGGATTCAGCGGGCGATCACGGACACGGTCGGTGGGGCGATCACCTGGGCGAAGGATCTGCTTGGGATTCAGTCGCCGTCGAAGGTGTTCGAGGAGATCGGCGAGTACACGTCCCTCGGGTATGCGCGAGGTATCGAGCGTGAGTACGGGATGGTTCGCTCCGCGTCGTCGGGGATGGTTGCCGCGGCTGTGCCTGACTTCAGTAACGGGTTCATGTCGGGGACGCTCGCGCTGGCCGGCGACGGTCTTTCCGCGTACGTGGATGGGCGCATGTCGTACTCGAATGCTGAGCGGGACCGCATTGACAACGCCGGCCGACGAAAGGTTCACTGATGCCGTACGCGCCGACGCTCACTATGTACCGGGATGCCGCACCCTGCCCTCGGGTTGAGGTGTTCTTTGAGGAGTTTGCGCCGGGCACTGTCACTGTGACTGTGTACCGTTCCGCGGCGGGACGTGAGTTCCTGGTGCGGGGTGCGGTGGAAGCTGCAACTGCTGGTGCGTTGACGCGTATCGACTTCGAGTGTCCGTTCAATACGTCGGTGACGTATCGGGCTGAGATGTTCGATGAGGACGGGCTGTCGCTGGGCTTCACTGACCCGACCACTGTGGGGGAGTTGTGGGAGGGATTGTCCCCGGAGGACGACCTTCCACCTGATGTGGATCTGGTGCCGTTCGCGGAGATTGTGGGCTACGGTCTCATCTCCGCCGACACGTGGCTTCACAATCCGTTGGACCCGCAGGGTGCTGTCCGGGTGACAGCGTTGAGCACGTCGGCCAGGTCTATCTCGAGGCCGGTCGTGGGGGCGATCTCGCGGCCCATCGGGCGCCGTGTGGGCGTGGTGCTGTCGCAGGGGCGTACGGGCCTTCAGAAGTTCACGTACGACGTGTACGCGCCCGATGAGGAGACCGCAGACAAGGTGCAGGCCCTCCTGGGTACGTACACGTCCACGGCTGTTCCTGTGGTGTGTTTGCGGGTCGGTGGCGCTGAGGCTCGCATGCGTATCCCCAAGCCGTTGTTCCTCGGCGTGCTGGACATTGCGGAGGAAGACCTTGACATCCGGTACGGGGGTGTGTCGACGGCGCAGCGGATGACGGGTGATGAGGTTGCCCCGCCGACGCCGGGACTGTTCATCCCGCTGCTGACTAACGCTGATCTGAAGGCGTATTACGCGACGAACACTGCGATGAAAGCGGCGTATGCGTCGAATATTGCGATGGCCCGGGATTACTCGCTTGCTGGTTTCGCTGGGGGTGCTTGATGCGGCGACACAGTGACGCGCTTGTGGATGTGTTGTCGGGGTCGTTTGACCGGTCTATTGCGGTGAACGTGTTTCATGGTGCGGATCGGGTGAAGTCTGATCTGCGGTTTGAGTCGTGGTCGTTGTCTGGCGATTTGGATAACGAGATTGCGTGTACTGGTTCGGGGACGATCGTTTATGACTCGGTGCATGGGGAGTCGCTGGTTCCGGAGGGGACGAAGGGCGTCCTGTCTCCGTTTCGGGCGACCCTTGAACTGGTGATGACGATCAACGCTGGCGGGTTCACGGAGTCTGTCAGCCTGGGGCTGTTCGATCTGACGAAGATTCGTTCCGCGGTTGACGTGACTGCTGAGGTTGCGGGTGTGGAGCGGGTTGTCGCGTCGAAGATTCAGGTTGAGTTGCAGTCGTTGGATGCGAAGCTGCGCAGGTGGGGTTTCCGGTCGCCGGAGATGCCCGTGCAGCTTGAGTCTTGTTTCGACGAGATCCGACGCATCAGTGGGATGCCGGTGAACGAGACCGTTGCTGACGCCCCGATTCCTACGCAGACGGTGTGGGAGGCTAAGCAGGGTGGCCGGTTGGATGCTGTGCAGCGTCTCGCCCGGGTGCTTGGCGGGGTCGCGTTGGTGGACTCTGCCGGCGCGTTGACGGTCATCCCCGACGAGGTGGGTGAGAAGGACGGTGACCTGTACCTCGGTGCGCGGGGAACCGTCGTTGACGTCGGGTACGAGGTTGATACCGAATCCGTGTACAACGTGGTCGTCGGGCATTTTGAGGATGACGACCGTAACGAGATTTGGGCGGTCGCGGAGACCACTGTCGGTGACCTTGCTGTGGATGGGCCGTACGGGGAGAACACCCGGTATTACTCGTCTGACTTTGTGAAGACGCAGGCTCAGGCTTCCACGGCGGTCGCGTCGATCCTGGCGTTGTCGACGGGGTCGCAACAGTATGACGTGCCGATCCAGTGCCACATCAACCCTCTGGTGGAGCTGGGGGATGTTCTTGAGTTGAACGAGTGGGTGCGTTCGTTGACGGGTCGGTTGGTGGCGTTCCAGATGTCTGAGTCCGAGTTGATGAGCATTACGTTGCGAGTCACCCGACCGCTGTAAGGGGGTTCGTATGACTGGTGACAGGTTCCGTGACCTCGTTGCGAACATCCCGACTGTGCGGTCTCATACGGCCACGTTCGTGCGGATGGACGGCAACCTTGCGGTCATCAACACGGGGAACACGCAGATCAAACTTCCTGCCCCGGGGTTCTACCCGCCACGGTCGGGGATGACGGTTCAGGTGGAGTGGCGTAACGGGAAGGGTGCGGTCATTGGGCCGGCTGTGACCCGCAACCCTATTGGGGAGATCACTGGCACTGGTTCACCGCTGGCGACTGTCACGGTCGATGGGGTCGACTATCTGCTGCCTTATGAGGAGTGGTACACCCCGGCCGTGTCGGATGTGGTGTCGATTGATTGGGTGCGTGAGGTGATTGTCGGGAAGCTGTCGACGTCGCCAGACCCGGCCCCGGAGCCACCCGACCAGGGTGGTGGTGCGACCACGTTCGACGTGAACATTCTTGCTCAGGCGTCCGGTAAGTGGGACTTCAACTGGTCCAACTATTGGGGTGGTGCTGAGGTTTGGGCGTCGAACAACAACCACGGTGTGTGGACGTACGGCAATGCGTTCCGTGACGGGGTTGGTGCTGGCGCGTCGATCTCCCGCGTGTTCATCCACCTGCCTTTGATCTCTCAGGTGGGTAACTGTTCTATCGGTGTCCATGCCCTTGCCGGGTTGTCCGGTGCACCGTCTATCCATTCCGCTGTCCCGTTGAATCCGCGGGGCGGGTGGGTGGAGTTGCCTGTTTCGTTCGGGGTGTACCTGCTTGCTGGTGGTCGTGGCGTTGGTGTCACGGCTCCTGGGGGGGGCCTGACGAAGTGGCGGGGTGCACCATCCCAAGACGCATGGTCCGGGGCTCTCCGAGTCCAAGGCACCCGGTAGTTCTGACCGTTCCCATTCTTCTAAGCCACCTTTCGGGGTGGCTTTCGTGTTTCTGGAGGGCTACATGGCTTCCTCGTCCAACGACCCGACTACCGGCGCCCCCGTCTTCCTAGACTCGGATGCCCCTGACCCTGCGGTGAACCCGTCCGAGGTTGCGGACTACGCAGCTTCGGTGGGCACCCGTCTGATCGGGTCGACGACGGAACGCAACGCGTACGAGTATGTCCGCGATGGGCTCCGCTGGTACGACACCACGCTGAAGTCCGAATACCGGCATGACGGTACGAATTGGCGTCCGGAGCTCAGCTTGCAGAAGGCGTTCACGTGGAGCCGCGCGAACGTCGACACGACTCCCCAGTACCCGCAGCTTGTGGAAGACGTTGGGAACACGACCGAGTCTTCGCTCGTGTCGTTCCAGCGGGTTTCCGGGTCGGACCCTGACGGGATCGCCGGCGTCAAGGTTCCTACACCGGGTGTCTATCACGTTTCGGTCGGCATGAACCTTGCGGCGGCGGCGGGCGGTCGAAGCTTCATCCAGATCGGTCTGGACACGGATCAGTATCGGCAACGCTCGACCGTTCACAGCGGTGAGGACCAGCTTTCGGTCAACCAGATTGTTCGCACCACGGCGGTGGATCAGGTCATCCCGATCTGGTTTTACAAGTCGAACGGCAACCTTGGCGCGAACACGGGCCGTGTGATGGTTCGACGGCTGGGGTAGGGGGAGTTGAGTGATGCCCACGTACAGCAACGGGTACATTCCCGAGACCCTGCTCGTCATTTTCAAGCGGGGGTGGAGCAAGATCGACGGCGACTGGTACTGGGGGCTCCCTCCCGCCACCTACGCCCGACACCTAGCCCTCGTCGCCCTCGCCCGCAAACGAAACCCCAACGTGTGGCTCACCCCCACTGAAGGGTTCTCCTGCTACCGGCCCTACTGGGCGCAGGTCATCGCACAGAAAGTGTGGGGCAACGGGGCTGCGCGGCCTGGCACGTCGTCGCACGGCGGGTTCTGGGAAGGGCGACAGACTCTCGCGATCGACTACCACAACTGGGGTCAGGTCTACGGGTGGAACCAGGCGGCATGGTTCGCCGACGTCCGCGCGGTCGGACTCACCCCCGGCATGATCATGCGTTCCCGCGGCTACCCCGACGAACCGTGGCACGTCATCGACCTTGACCCGTGGGGTCCGGTGCCCGCATTCAGCGGCATCTTCACCCCGTTCGTGGGCGCAACCGCCCAACCAATCATCGAGGAGCCCGAGATGACTCTCTACATTCGCAACACGGCTCGAGGTGACTACGCCGTCGTGCCCGGCAAGGTGAAGCACAGCGCCAACCCGTCCGTCTTCGACGAGCTCGCGAAGGCGAGCCCCGCCTTCAAGATCGTCCTGGTTCGCGACGAGATCCTGAACGATGTGCTCGGTGGTGTCGGCGGGATGACGAAGGACGAGATCGACACGCTCCCCCCTGGCGGTCTGTGGGTGTCGGGACAGCTCACGTCGAACCCGACGCTCGACTACGGCACATCACGGCCGACGCAGGAAGTCGTCATGCGCTCCATGGATACGAAGCTCGACGTGCTCCTCAGCCCTGAGCAGCTTGCGCGTGTGGAAGCACAACTCCGCGACGAGTTCGGAGCGATCCCCGCCGCAGTCCGCGACGAGTTCAAGAAGCGCCCCCTCTCGTGACCATCGCCACCGCTGCCACAGACCCAGGGCTCTGGGAGTCGGTACCACCCGCGGTATGGGGA